GTCCTTCTGTGGAAGCGGACCGTCCCACAACACGTCGATCTCCTTCTGCTCCGCCTGCAGCTCCTCCTGCGTCGGAATCTGCATCTGAGTCTCCGTGATCGGTTCCTGGTGATCCGGAACAAAGTGCCCTGAGGCGTGAAACGTCTTCTGTGCCATAATTGTTGAGGGTAAAGCACCAATTGCGTAACCGACTCGGTGCTGCTCTCTTCATGAAATAATGACATTATTAATGAAGAGTGTCCCTTCAATTGGGCGGCCCTTCCCTCAAGGGACACCCTGCCGCAACGAAGGGACACAGCATCTTATCGCAAATGAAATTTGCGATCGGTGCTGTATGAGGGGGAGCACCCCCTCAAACCCCCCTAATAGCCTAACGGCTATATTTGTGCACAATGTGCACAAAGTAGTGGAGGTAATACTAGTACGCCCCCGCGTATGTCCTCCACTACTTTTTTTCAAAAGAACTGCGTAACTTTTGAGTCAGCTCAGGCTGAATTGCTCGTAACCTTGACCCGTGTATACGGCGGCTCACGAGTTTCTATTTGACCTTCGGTTAGTACCGTTTGCTCAGAAGTACTTCTAAGACAAGTTCTATGAATAGGGGTTCGACTGCCAGCGGCGCTCCTTTCAGGTCCTTATCAAGTTCACACTGCCACTCGCCAGCGGACTTCTGTGTTCACCTTTTCCCAGACCATCAAGCTCTATGACTTCGTGGCCGAAGCCGTGCGTCACCTACACCGGAGGTCTAACCAGGCGACGCGTGATGCCTTTTCCTTTATTCGAACCGGTCCTTTTTTCCTATTAGAACAATTACGGGTTTCACCTGTGACCTGACGGTACTCTTTGTCCCGCAACCGATAGTTGCTCTTAATTGTAAACTATTATGTATACACGTTAGTTATCAACACTAATCAACACAGTTCAAGTATGTATACATGTTACGTATCTCTGCCAAGATACCTACGAAACCTGGCTCGAGAGCTATCTCGAGCTAAATCTACATTAACGGCACGAATCTCGTCGCGCAGGGCTCGAGCCCGCGCAACCTGAGGTGCCAAAGCATTTTGAGCGAACCGTTCATACGGTTGCTCATTGGCTCTATATAATAATTGTCGTTCATACGCTTGTATTCTATACAACAACGGCTCTCGTTTCCATTTGCTATACGCAACTCTTAACTCATCTTTCCAAAAGCTTATACGCATTCGTAATATGTCATCATGTTGTGTCAACATCTCCCGCTCCTCCTCCGGAGAAAGCGCTAAAAACCTGTGAGGTATAGTCCATAACATACTTAAACCAGCAACGTATATCACAATCTATGCCCCCGTTGGGGTTCGACATCTACACTAAGTACAAATATATATTATGATTAATAAGCCCCCCTATCCTAGTTATACGTCGCAGACGTAAACACATATTGTCCTGTAATGTTGGTGGTCCAACGCAACTTCACCAGAAAGCTTGGGGCTACCTGAAAATCAAACTCAATGTACGTGTTGGCAACATATGTACGTCCAATTGGGGAATACCTAGTAATAACGCGAGCCTGTGGAACAGGATTTGCATTATACGGGGGTAGATATTCTTCGATATCCATATACTCAAATGGCAACCCAACACCATGAGCATAACGGATCTTATATATAGCAATAGTACCGAAACGGTACAAATTAGCTAAGAACGAGCCAAAATTCGTTGGTGGCAACAAACTGTCAGCAGTTACAATGGACGGATCAAATGTAGGGAGGGGGCCATTTAAAAAACCTGCACAGCGCTAGAAGCTGGGTTCACTTGCGTAACCTGAAAGTTAATAAACTGCGTTCCGGTGGCGGAAGCAGTAAACGTTCCAGTAACGCTGAACTTTACTCCAACAAGCTGAGGCTTAGGAATGGCAGACGTGGGCGTCTGACTCTGAAATGACTGCTTCAACTGTACAACACCAGTAACTTGATTCCCACCAATTTCCAAATTCGTGTCGGAAGGAGCTAAAGAAATCAAATCCTTGTAAGTCTCAGCAGTTGACAAAAGCCCAAACGCGCCGCCAGCAGAAGCTGTCAGAGCGACTTGGGATCCATCGTTGTTGAACACAGTCATGGTAACTTGATAAGTACCATTCTGCAACCACTCAGGAAAAATGTACTGAGCGTCAATAGTGGCAGCATTAATGCATGCAGACCAACCAACCAACTGCTGAGCAGCCGTGTTGGATGGATAAACTTGCGGACTTGCACGCAAGTTGTCCTTCTGGGTACCAGATAATATGCGAATAGAACCAGGGGTTGTTGTATTCACAAAATAACCAGAAGCGCTGCCAGAAACAGCAACCTGTGCGGGACTGCCATAATTATTGTCCTCAAGATTGTTAACTGACGCTTTAACAAGAGCAGTCCCTCCGCCGGATACACCAGTTGCAAGTTCAGTAACAGCAATGCGAAGGTTCGAGTAAGGAATAGAATTCCCAAGGGCAACAGAAAGCTTGGGCTTTCTCAAAACAACTTTGTAGGTAACCCAAAGTTCTCCAATCTGACCTGTAGTAACAGTCTGATTGGTGGCAATCTGAAATTGCCCAAGGAAATACGTCTTCGGGTCTTCACCCACAGGAACAGACCCGTTTACTGCAACGTAAAGAATAGGTCCAAGGCCGTTCTGTTTAGGGTCGCACTCTACCCCAAACGCAAGATCTTGAGAAATCTTGACATCCTTTGAACCAACATACTGAAGCAGTTCCTGCTTCGTCTTGAACAACGGCGCGGCACCGTTGTAATTCACGGCCATCATTACCGTACCAAGCTGAGACGAGGTCGTGCTCAGATCAGTAGTAACAGTACGGTAATGAAAAATAAGGCCATGAAACTCATACTCATCATAATTCGCAGCAATCTGTGACAGCCAAGGAAACAGAGCAGGATCACCAGGATTAATGGGATATCCGTTGTTGACGAACAAACTGGATCCTGTAATGTCCTGTACGTACTCCTTGTGGGTAATTGCCAATGCGCCATCTTCACCAGGGGCCGATGCAAACATCGGCACAGGGTTTGAAGGCGGATTAATGAGCGAATTCGTGGCCATGCCACCGCCATGATAGGCGCCTGTACCACGATAAAGAGATGCAATAGGGCGAAGTTCGGATGGTAAGTGGGGGGTCACGTAATCAATTGCTTTATTCTCAAGCCAATTGCCAGCCGAGCCCCCCACTAATGCACCAACTTCAGGTGCAAACCCGTAGTAAGTGCCGAGGGCTCGGCCGGCAATGGCACCAATTTTCTTTCCAAAATACGCACCTCTGCCAGAATAATGGTCAGCTTGACGTGCGGCACGTTGCGTCTCGTTGGCTTCAGCCCACGATGCGCCATACTCAGCCATGGATCGCGATCCAGGCACGCCACGCTTAAAATAAGACCTGCCAAAGGTCTTCACTGGATAACGCTTGAACTTCGCAAGCTTAGTAGTCTTGGCTAAGCGTTTCTTAACGCTTGCAAGAGTTCTCTTCATCTTAGTCGACGCTCCGCTCGACTTACGCCTCGTCCCCCCCGATCGCATCGGGTAAGGAAAAGGCATCATCATTGGCATTTGCATCATATTTAACACAAAGTCAAAATGGAAAATAATGACGATGAAAGTAGCAACGACTACGTTTTACAACACCATCTGCGTATGGATCATATTTGGATGCAACACAACCGTGAAACCACTCATGGATTGCACGACAATGCACGACATTGCGTCATTTCGTGGTACGAACATTTAAACGAGCCTATCTTAGGTGCACCAACACCAAACCAAATAACAAGATATATGGCTGCATTATACGAATCAATGGAACAAGACGAAGTGCCCCTTGTTATCGTCCAAGACTCACCATTAGAATTCGCTATTCGCATTTGGGTAGTCTGCTTCGACATGCTTGGTTTCGACGACCAAGAAGGCATTCTACAATGGGTAGGTTTTGACCCTCAAGCGGCACATAGCATGATACACTTGCAAAACCTGCCAATAGACGAAGACGAAGGAGCGGCTGACACGGACGAAGAAATTGAAGACGACTAAACTGGATTAAAACCAGGTACAAACAACTGAGGGAACTCAGGGTCGTTAGCAAAGCGCTTTGTAACTTCTACACGTCTTAACAATTGTCCAAGTTCTTCGTCCGTTCGTCCTTGCCATGTCTCTTGAGGGCTCTTTGGAGTAGTTATCCAAACAGTTTTTGCCAAAAACTGTGTAGAACCGCCCTTGTACTCAACACGATGGGGGTACATGTCAAGCAGGCTTAACAACTCGTGGAAGGGACAAAGGTCTCTCCGATAATCGTCAATGATGACGTTCTCTTGACCTTCGTATCCATCCCACCATCGGTTTCCATGCATCTTGACGTACGCTTGCGAGCCTGCCTCTTCGAACGCAGCTCGGCTCTTTCCAACTCCAGTGCCTCCGTAGTACCACCTGACAGTCGTCTTCCAACGACGGGAAGGCTGAAGCGCTGCTTGAACTCGAAGGATCCCGGAGGAAAATCGCACAGCGACATCTGGATGCGCCTCAACAAGGTCTTTGAAACAAGCGCCTTCAGACAAAAGTCGTACGGCAGACACGATATCCGAACGGTGTCCTCGACCAGCGCCCGCCCCAACAGGTCGGCTGCCGAGTTCAATGAATCCAAAGCCGACAGTCTCGTCTCGAGAGTCGTCTTTTCGGCAGTATTCAACTGCTTGATCAATAGTTCCACGCATTCCCTCGCAGTGGGCACGTCCTCCAAGGATTCGACGGACTCCTGAGAGGGTCCGAGCGTTCTCGAAACAAACGACTCCTTGAAGATGGGGCGTTCCACTTTCACCCCGTTCGGGCTGAAAGCATAAGTAAACAACGCCGGTGGAAGACCGTCGACGCGGTTCAGCGCTGTGAGAAGGTCCTCGTCCTTCTGTGGAAGCGGACCGTCCCACAACACGTCGATCTCCTTCTGCTCCGCCTGCAGCTCCTCCTGCGTCGGAATCTGCATCTGAGTCTCCGTGATCGGTTCCTGGTGATCCGGAACA